TGATGAGGAGTCTCAGCTCGATACGCTGATGGCTGAGTTCAACGACCTGTACGACAAGGCTGAGCGCCTGGCGGCAGTTGAACTGGCCACGAGTCGCACTGAACAGCTGCAGCAGTCCCGCGGCCGCGTTTCGGGCATCAACACCCCGGCCGGAGTCGAGAGCCTCGAGCAGCGCAACGCGCCTCAAATCGATCGGCGTTCGATCGGTGAGCGGTTCGCCTCTTCGGACATCGTCAAGGACTTCATTCGTGGCGGGTATGCGGGCCGCTCGGAGCCGTTCCAGGTCAACGGTCCCGAAGCTGAATACGTCTACGACGGCAACGGCGAGATCGACAAGCTGGCCCTGATCACGACTGGTTCGCCGGCGTATCTGGTCCCGCCACAGGTCGTTGGCGATATCAAGAAGCCCACCGACTACGCCCTGAACATGCGCCAGGTGCTGACCGCTGGAACAACCACCTCGGACACGATCTACTTCGTGCGCGAGCTCGCCTTCACCAATGCCGCGGCTGAGACTGGACAGGCTGCCAGCTTCGATCCGACGGCCCTTGGTAGCTCGGGCCGCAAGCCGCAGTCTTCCCTGACCTTCGAGCAGGCAAGCGCGGCGGTGAAGACGATTGCGCACTGGGTGCCGATCACTCGCCAGGCTCTCGCCGATGGACCGCAGCTGCAGTCCTACATTGAGGGTCGCCTGAATGTTGGTCTGGATCGTCGGGTGAACTCGCAGATTCCGAACGGTGATGGTGTGGGTGACAACCTGACCGGCATCCTCGCGACCTCGGGCATTCAGCTGGCTGACGATGCTTACTTCGCTGGCGCACCGGTCACCAATGTGGGAACCCAGTTGGAGGACTTCGAGCGGATCCTTCGGGCCACCTCGAACGTCGACATCGTTGGTGATTCCAAGGCGACCTTCATTGCCCTGAATCCGCGTGATCTCGAACGTCTCGTGACCATCGCGAACGATGACCACGAGTACCTCGGCAGTTCACCGTTCGGCGCCTCGGCTGCGAGAACCATCTGGGGCTTTCCAATTGCCGTCGATCGGGCGATCCCCCAGGGTCAGTTCATCGTCGGTGATGGCACGGCTGGTGCGGTCTGGGATCGGATGCAGAACACCATCCTGATCGACACCATCAACGACCAGTTCATTCGCAACATTCTCACCCTTCTGGCTGAGACCCGATTGGCACTCACCATCTTCCGGCCAATCGCCTTTGTCCAGGGCTACTTCGTCAACGCCTAGTCCCGCCCAATCGACTGTTACCCGGGTGGCCTAAACCGCCCGGGATTTCCAGAAGGAGACCCCAATGCCGAAGAACCGTTTTCTTGTCGCGCTGACCGCATTCGCCCTGCTCTTCGCGATCTCATTCGCCGGGCTGTCCCAGTTCGGCACTCAAGCGTCAGCCGGTCCGATCGAGGTTGGCCAGAAGGATGGTGCGACGACCCGCGCATTGATCCAGGACGGATCCACTGTCCGCAAGATTATCTACGTGACCTCGGGCGTCAAGACGATGGCCAACACGACTCCCGTCAGCTCTGCACCCAAGTGCGGGGTTGTTGGAGATCTCCATTCCGTCCAGGTGGTCCTCAACGGCACGATGTCCGGCACCGCGCCAACCCTCGCCCTGCAATGGCAGACGAGTTACGACGGCGGAGTCACGTGGGTCAATGTCGGTACCCTGACGACGATCAATGCGACCGTCACTCCGGTCACACAAAGACAGGTAGTGAGTGACATTCGCAATGCATCGACCGCCGTTTCGTACGGTGACTGCTTCAGATTTCAGTACACGTTCGGCGGCAGTGGCACGGTAACCGCGAACTTCGCGGTGACGGGTCTCGAAAAGTAATGGTTCTGCCCGATTCGGAGCGGCCGGTGCGTCAATGGTTTGACCTTGGTGCGCCGCCTGCTCCGAGCGGTGCGGATAGTGGGAGCACAGTGATGACTGGTTTGGCTCGACTCCGGGGGCGATTCGCACCGATCAGCTCAAGCCGCACGCTCAGCTCAATTGGAGAGGAACTGCCCATGGCAGCTGCAAAACGAGACGGTATCTACGAGATCGATGGCATTCGCTTCAAAGCCCGCGCCGGCGAGACTCTGCCCGAGGGCGTGAGTCTGGTTCCCCTGGAGAGTGACGAGGCGGAATCGAGCGATGGCCCCCGGTGGTATCAGCGCCTTGTCGCCAAGGCTGCGGAGAAGGGAGAAGCCGCTCCGGAGCGCCTCCCGGATGAGGGCGAGGCCGCGTTCAAGGCGCGCATTGCTGCCACCCCGCCTGCCCCGAGCGAAACCACACAGAGCACCGGCCCGGCCGAGACGCTCTAGATGGTCCAGTTCGGTCAGCCTTACATGAGCACGGAAGAGTTCCGGCTCAGAACCCAGTTGATCGAAGCGATCCAGGACAGCCAAATCCAGGCTGTCCTGGTGGCAGCCTCGCGCCAGGTTGATGGCTTCTGCGGTCGCCGCTTCGATCAGACCGAGTCGGAAGCCCGAGTCTTCACCTGGGATCCCCGGCTGCCTTACTTGGCTCTGGGCGATGTGGTCGCGGTTAGCGAGGTCGCGATCGGCACCGATGGCCGGACGTGGACAACCTCGATTAGCAGTGACGACTACGCATTGATCGCATCGTCTGACGCCCCGTTCTCTGGTGTCTTCGATCGGCTGGTGGTCTACCCACCCTCGGGATTGCCGTATGGTCGGGATCTGGTCCAGGTGACGGCGAACTGGGGCTGGCCAGAACCGCCGTCGCCTGTGGCCGAGGCCACGTTCCTGATGGCCAATCGCCTCAAGAGCACATGGACCGCCCCTTGGGGTGTGACCGGTACGGCTGATCTGGGATCAACCACGATGGTCACATCACTGACCCCCCTGATCCAGCAAATGATCATTCCCTATCGCGTCATCACCATCTAGGTATGGACGGGCCAGAGATCAACGCCCGCCTCGAAGGGCTTGAGGAACTGATTCTCAAGCTCAAGCACCCCGTGTGGGTTGCTGTGCCGATGCGGGGATTGCTCGACAGCTGGCGCTTCAAGGTCCAGCGCCAGGCTGTCGCGAACATGAAGCGGGGCAAGGGAGGATGGGTTGATACCGGTGAAACCCGCAAGGGCATCACAAGTGCGATCGATGATGCAGCGCTCCCTCTGTGGGCGCGGGCTGGATCCAACCTCGACAAGGCACGGTGGGGCGAATACGGGACAGGCAAACTCTCTGAGGATCCTGAGTCCGATAAGGGACCGCACTGGCCACCACCTGAAGAGCTACAGGTCTGGGCGCTGAAGCATGGCTTCAAGGACGATGTCGATAAAGAAGGCAATCCCGTGGGCAACATCTGGCGCACCGCGGGAGGCAAGGTCTCCAAAGCCATCGGCATTCGTGGCGGTCTAGAGCCGCGGCGCTTCCTGCGAGACGCGACCGACGAGATAGAGAAACAGATCCCTGCATTGATCGATGCCGCCATAGCCCAAATCGAAGCCGAGGCCGAGCGCCAGTCAGGAGCAACACCATGAGTCTCATTCGCGTGTGTCAGGAGTTCAGCGAACGGTTGGCGTTGCTCCCCGGCATTACCGAGGCCCCATGGCCACCGCCCCCGAAACTTGTGAGCACGACCACGCTCATCGTGTACCCATCGCCAGCAGCGACGACGACCCAGGTCCATCACGGCAAGAACCGGACAGCGATTCTCTCGCATCGCGACATCATCCAGATCGAGCTTCATCGCAAGGGGCAAACTGACGCCTACGGCTCGTGGATTCCGTGGGCTGCCGGCATGGTCGACATGGTGCGCCAGGCTGTGTGGAGCGAATACAAGCGCAACAAGTTTGGCGAATCAATTACGGGGATCTATTCGACCAACGTCGACTACTGGGGCAAGTTGGTCTGGGCGGGTGAAGATTCCTACGGTTTCCGGATGAGCGTTGATCTGCAGCACGACGATGAGCTCTCGGCAGACCTGACTTCCTGAGACACAACCCCACTGCCTCTGCACAATGCGGATCGTGACCGGTCCTGACCGCTGCTGAGGAGCCCTCCCCTGATGACTATCCCCCTGTCCATTTGCGAAGTTGTCGGCCTGAACCCAGTGCCCGGCGATAAATCAGCATTTGATTGGCAGGCGGCTGATCAGGACGGCAACACCTTCCTCTCCAGCGGCAGGGAAATCCTGCTCTTCCGGAACCTCTCCGCGGACAACCGTGATGTGAACGTGACGAGTGTGAGCGACCGGGCCAAGCGCACGGGCACCTACATGGTGCAGCTCCACGCCAGTGAATACGGAGCAGCGATGTTCGGGGTCGAGGGATGGCGCGCAAGTGACATGACGATAACGGTCACGGGAAGTGGTTCGGACGTGGAGTTTGCCGTCCTGCGCTTGCCAACCGGGCGGAGGGCGTAGCGAATTCGCCACACCTTCTGACTGATACGCACGCGCCCGCGAGGGCGAAGAGAGGATCGAAGCAATGGCAGTCCCTACCGCAATGACGATTCCCAGCAGATTGGCCACCGCAAGCGTGGCAGTCGCCTTCGCGGCGGCACCAACATCGGCGACCGAAATCGACTGGATGCCCGGAGACATCTTGATCGGGTGGAATACGTCAGTCGATACCGCCTACACGATCACTGTTACCAGCAAGCCCAAGAGCGAGCGAGCTGAACACGCGATCACCGCTGAGAGCATCGCCTTCGGGGTATTCCGGATCTTCCCCCGGTTTCCTCCCCAGGACGGTGGCAAGCTCACGATTCAAGCATCCAATGCGGCCGTCAAGTTTGCCCGTTTGAGCACCAGGGCTCAGCCGAGCTAATCGCGCGAGAGGTCGCGCAAGAGAGAGGACACGAACATGGCAACGGATTATTCGGCGGTCTTTGGTCTCGGCACTGAGCTGAGAATGAGTATTGCCGCTGTCTTCACGGCGATCCCATATTTGCAGTCGATCAGCGGCCCGGACGAAACGTTCGATACGATCGATTCGACCACGCACACGAGCATCGAGAACGGTGGCTATCGGGAGTTCATTACCGGCTTGGCCGATGGCGGAGAGCTGACCACAACGATCAACTGGCACGCCGACGAGGAGACCCATCAGGCACTGCAGGCAGCCCAGAAAGCAAGGGAGCTCGTCTCTTTCCAGCTCTACTGGCCGCAGTTCGATGAGGACAATCTGTGCGACTTCAACGGGTACATCACAGGGCTGACCCGGGCCTCGCCAACTGACGAGAAGATCACCCGCGACCTGACCATCAAGATCACTGGCGGGGTCGA